TGCCGGTGTTGGTGGCTGCCGAACAGTAGCCGGTATTGGTGGCTGCCGAGCGGTCGCCGGTGTTGGTGGCTGCCGAGTAGTAGCCGGTGTTGGTGGCTGCCGAGCAGTAGCCGGTGTTGGTGGCTGCCGAGCAGTAGCCGGTTTCATCATGTACGCTCGTGGCGTGTTCTTTAATGTAGTCTACGGACGCTTTTACAATCCCGGCAATGCCAATTTCCGCTTTGACGCGAATTTTTTTGCCGAAGCGCTTAGAATCGCCTGATTTCTCATCGAAAACGTCATCCAGCTCGACTTCTGCAAAGCGGCTGCATGATGGGGGATAATAACCAAAAATATCAAGCGGGAACTCGCAGGCATGGAAGCCTTTCTCGCAAAGTTTTGCTTCTGGCTCCTCGTAGGTCTTGCCGATTTCGTACTGGAAATCTTTGCATTTCAGGTTTTCGTCAAATCCTTTATATGCTTTCATCTGGTTGCCTCCAAAAGTTTGCCGCACAGCGGATTCAGGGCCAGCAGTGCGAGGATGGTTACGGGGATGTTCAGGCTGCCGAGCGCTGCCAACAGCAGCACAAGGTCAGCGGTGAGCGCCAGTTTGACAACAAGCCTTTTGGCGCGTATAATAGATGTCGGATTCATTTGCAATGTCCTTTCTTTTGCCGCTCGGTGTTTGGTCGCGCCGGGCGGCATCTTCTTTTACAGCTCTTCCCAAGTGAACCTGCCCTTGCCACTGTTGCGCCACTGGCCCAGACCGCGCAGCGTGCCGTAGTCGAAGCACTCCCGGACAACGTCCTCAAGTTTCTGGTCGAGACAGGTGACTTCAAATTCAATGGTAGATCCTGCCGGGACGGTTTCCGATTTGGCGATGCTGACGCGCTCACCCATCGGGGTCTGTGCTCGCAGGGGGCGCTCACAGAAGCCCATCTTTAGGCCGTGAAGGTTGTATGGAATCTCACGCGGGGAAACGAAAATCAAGCCGTCAATGGCTTTCTTGTAGGCTTTCAACGCGGCACAGTGCTTGCCACCCGGATAGCCTGCCTTACCGGCAGTGGCAAGGGCCTTGCAGCTGTCCTTGAACATACCCTTTACCTGATAGTCATACAGGAACGGCGTGCCGTCGGCAGTTTTGGGAAAGACGGTGACGCGGTCTTCTGCGTTCTGCGCCTTGATATTGTCCACTTCTTCGGCGGTGAGGTCGCCGGTGGGGGCCTTGCTGGCAATATAGGTTGCGAGAAGTTCTTCATTGCTGGGTGAAGAGCCGAGAACTTCTTCCAATAGGGTGATTTTTACTTTCATTGTGGTTGTCTCCTTTTTAAATAAAATCGGTTGCTTTTCTGCGCCTATGCCGATCCATGCAATGCCTGCGCGATGCGGTGCTCCGCCATGCCGTTGCGGTGTCATTCGTCGCGTGGCCTCGCCATTCCATTGCCAATCAGAGCAAGCAGCACAAGGCTTTTCCACTGCTAATCAAATCGGTGCCTCCGCAAAACCTTGCCGAGCCATGCCGTTGCGTTGCATCTCTGTTCACTGCATCGCCTTGCCTTCGCGTCGAATCTCAATGCTATGCCGTTGCGTATCTGTGCAGGGCTTTTCCTCTGCCTTGAGAAGCTGTTCTGCGCTATGCCAAAGCCAAGCTATACCTTGCTTCGCCGTTGCCCATCGTTGCCATGCAAATCCATTTCGTTGCCGCTCAAGGCCTACGGTGCTTTGCCTTTGCTTTTCCATCTGTGCCAAGCAGATGCCACGCCCCGCCAAGCAAATCCATAGCTAAACAAGGATTGCACGGAGTTCTGCAAGCACGTTGTCAATGTGCTCTTCACGGGTAGGCATAGCGGAAGAAGATTTGTGCACATCCGCCACCGGGTAATACGTTGCAAATTCGTCAAGCGTGATGCCTAGCGTGGCACATACTTTGCAAACCTCCGGCCACGTCCATGGAATTTTACCGGTGTATTTTCTCCCAACAGAATTTCCACTCAATTTCAGTTCTTCTGCCAGTTTTTCCCGGTTGTAACCTTTACTTTTGAGAAGCGCTTTAAAAGCTCGGTTGTTCATACGGTTACTCCTTTCTTTCCGCAATCAGTTCACTTACAGCCGCTTCCAAGAATCGATGATTTCATCAGCCAACTTGTTTACTCCGCAGTTCATCATGAACTTTGCGAAAGCAGTGACAATGCGGGCGGTCAGGCATACCCAGAACAGACCCCAGTAGGTAGTACCCATATTGAGCTGCTGACCAATCATGTAAAGAAAAATGTAGATAAGCATCGGTTATTCCTTTCTTAAGTGGTGGCGTTCAAACTTTGATGTTTGGGAAAGGTTTCCTAACACACTCTTTCTAGTTATCGGTTAGCAAATAATCAATCGGCACGCCGAAATAATCAGCCACTTTCTTTAGCGTCGTGATGCTGGGGCCGTAAGGCGATTTCTCCCACTTGCCAAGTGCGCCGTTTGAGATTCCGGCGCGTTCCTCAAGGATTGTGCGAGAAATATTGTTTTTTCGGCACAGCGCATCAATTTTCGAAATATTCACCTAGCAAAAGCTCCTTTCTAGTTGACTATTGCTAGAAAATATGCTACTATGAACTTGCGAGATTTATAACAGCATATTTTTAGCTAGTCCGCTGAATTTTAGGGGGCTTGGTTCTTTTTTGCCCTCTGTGCTATCTATTATACTAGCATTTATGCTAGATGTAAATAGTTTTCTAGCATTTTCTAGCGAATTGGCAATATGCACAAAGAAATGGTGTGATTTGTGTGCGATACGTTGAAAAAGCCAAGAAAATAGCAAAGAAAAAAGGAATTGCCTTCACGCATATTAGTACAGAGCTTGGGAAAAGTCGTGGCTATTTGTCTGAAATGCTAGCAAACGGGCGCGATTTGCCAGAGCATATGCTAGCCAATGTTGCTAGTTTGCTAGGAGTCACCGTTGACGAATTGCGCGGGGATACCGAAAACGAAAAAAAGCCCCTCGCGCAAGGCGAGGGGCGTAGGGAAAGACTTTCTAAGCTGTCTTATGAAGATCTCTTGCTTTTACAGGAAGATGTTATAGCCGAGTTGAGAGAACGGGGGCAAAAATGAGCTTTGATGAAATTGCCCTCAGTCAAAAAGAACTGTCCGCCCTCAAACAAATTAACAAGGGCAGGAAATCGAAAAAGCCTATCGGTACAATATACAATGCCGACAACGAAAACGATGTTGAAATTTACTCTAGGCTTTCCCATTGCAACCTTGTAAATATATACGCATATAAAGGGAATACGCGGAGGGTCATTATAACAGATACAGGGAAGGATTACCTGCAATACAGAAAATTGGATTTTTATCGGTTTTGTTCGAGGTCGATTTGTGTCCCGATAGGCGTATCGATTGTAACAACACTTGTAACAAATTTTATTGCAGCAATGTTTTTATAAAATATGTAAAGCTAGCATTGCTAAACTGGTCAATACGGATGCGACTACGCACAATGGGATTTCTACAACTAATATAAATAGCACCTCGTGCTTTTTCTCAAATCGACTTAGTTTATAGGTGCTGTTAAGAATCACACATTCCACAAGAAGGAAAAAATCAGCTATCTTTTTCATTTCTATTCACCTCGTATTTTTTAATTAGTTTTTCCTGCACTTCATACGGCAATTTTATAATATCCTTGATAATAATCTCTATCAATTCTTCTTTTTCCATAATTCTCCTCCAATTTTAAGCAGGGATGTGATATCGTGGGATTTTTTGACTTTTTGAAACAGGAACCGCAAAAGCCTGTTCCCGTTAAGCAACCGAAAAGGATTGAAGATGTCGTGTCTGACGATCCGGAAATCAGGAGGCTACAGCGTGAGCTAAAATCGCAGGACGAACAGCTTGAAAAGATAAAACGCGCTGAATCTTATTTTAAGGAAACCGGCGATATTGATTTTTTGATTAAATTTTGGGAGGGCATCTGGAAAAGCGGCGGGCTGCTGTTCAGCGGTTCAAAATGGACATTCCGGCTCCCAGATTTGTATATAAAAATTGGCGAGTATGATAAGGCTCTCACCATCCTAAAAAAGATAAAAAATCCTTACTACATTGAAAAGAGAGATTCTTATATCAATCGCGTAAAAACGCTCAAAAGCAGGAAGAAGAAGTTGTGAATACAACTATAATACAATTAGCAGTTGTATTCAAGTGCTTTTACAAAAATACTCATTTGTCAAGTCTTTGCTGTCCTATATATCGGATTTCCAGCACTTGACAACAACTTTTTTTGTCGCTTCCGCCCATGATGGGACGGCGGCTTGTTTACCAACCTTTCCATTTGTCTGCCCCCTTTAACCAAAATTGTACTGCATCCACAATATGCTTTTTGTCAAAGGCTGTAAATGACCAATATCGACAACCATGCCGGATATGATAGATTTAGCAATCGGTCTGGTTTATCCGCTACTAAACAAAAAAGCCCCTGCCGGTGTTCGTACCACCGACAAGGGCAAAGAGCCGTCAACATAAAAAGTTGACGGCATTATTATAACACACAAAAAAAGGAGCCGCAATATGAAAAGAACAAATACAGCGAAATGGATTGAATCTGCCCAGCGCTGGCAGATAAACGTGCAGAAAGACGGCGTGCGCAAAACCTTTACCAGCGCCAAGCCGGGGCGCACAGGCCAGCGGGAAGCCAACAAAAAAGCAGATGACTGGCTAGAAAACGGCTTGAAAACGCGCGGGAAGACGGTCGAGAGCGCATATAAAGAATACCTTGCGAGAGAATCAAAAATATCAGGCATAAGCAATTTTAGACCAAAGGAAAGCCGCTGGCGCATATGGATTCAGCCGGAAATTGGGCACAGGCGGTTGGAATCGTTGACGCAGCAGCAAGTGCAAACAGTTTTAGACAACGCCAAAGCCGCTGGAAAAAGCCGTAAAACGCTTCAAAATATCTATGGAGACATCACATCGTTTTTTCGGTTTGCACGCAATTCAGGCTATACAACGTTTGTACCGGATAACTTGAACATTCCCGCTGGAACTCCAAAGCCGCAAAAGAAAATATTGCAGCCAGACGATTTAGCAATTTTATTGTCAAGCGACAAAACAAAGTACATGGGCAAGGAAGCCAAAGACCCTTATATCAACGCATACCGCCTTGCTGTTCTGACCGGGATTCGACCGGGTGAGTTGATTGGCATGCAGTGGGAAGATGTGAAAGAAAACAGAATTTTCCTGCGGCGTGCGATCAACATTTATGGAGAAAAAACAACAGGTAAAAATGACAATGCGGTTAGAGCAATTGAATTGTCCGACATGGCTAAAGGCGTAATAGATGCGCAACGCGAACTTACAAAAAATGGTAAAAGTGTTTTTGGAATCTCAGATGAGCACTTGCTCTATAAATGGTGGAGAAAGTATTGCGACTACAACGGAATAAATTATGTTTCTCTTTACGAGCTTCGACACACGTTTGTATCGATTGCAAGCGCACTCCCAGAGGGGCAGCTCAAACAGATTGTTGGGCACAGCAAAAATATGGATACATTTGGCGTGTACGGCCACGCAGTCAACGGCCAGGCCGAAAAAATAGCCTCTGCGATTGACAAAACATTTAAGGATGTGCTAAAAAGTACACACTAAAAGTACACACTTTTTTGGAAAATATATGGTTTGCCACAAAAATGCAGGACAATAATGTTCCGTATCATCGCCATTTTTTACTTGCTGAATCGACATGATTCTGTATCTCCGTGGGTTCGACTCCCATCAGCCGCTCTTTTAAAACCACCGTAGATTCGTTGAAATCTACGGGGGTTTCTTTTTTAAGTACACACTTTAGTACACGCTTTACCTATTTTCTCTGCAAACTGTGTACCAAGTCGCTGTACACATCCGGCCGTGCTTCTTTCAGCGCATCCATAAACTCATCCAGCACACGCCACACTCGCCCGGTATCGGCCTTTTTTACAATCTCCAAAAATTCACTCATCCTGTAAACGCTCCAATTTCCGCATTACGCCATTATAAACTTTAGGATTTGCTACATACAAGGCCGACATAAGCTCATCAAGCACGTTTAGCGCCGCTGTGGTGTCTACGTTTGAAACAGCCCGTAAAAAGTCACTGCCGCCAACAGCAGCCCTTGTAGACGGCTCTTCCGCTTCGTAGTAACGCACAGGCTCTTGCAGTTCTGCTTTTTGTGGGGCAGGGGATACATCTGCAAGTTGCTGATTTTTCACAACATACAGCGCCGCCAAATTTTTAACTTTGGTCATGGTAAGTTCGCTGTTTTCGATTTCGGCTATAGCGCCGTCAATCTCTCGCACGTCCACCATAGCCGCCACCTCCGTCAAGTGTTTTTCAGCTCATCGATGCAATGCTGGATAGTCTCGCGGTCGTATCCATCAACGTTTCGGATCATGTCTTCCAGCTTTCGCATCATGCTGTCTCGCGCATCGTCTCGGCTGTAATGGCCGCGCACATAATGCGAACCGCGCCGCGCATAGCTGCTTCCGCGTCCATAATTGCCGCGCATGTTGGCGTTCCAATCACCATCCCGGCTGTAATCTTCATCGCGGCTGTAACCGCTTTCTTCCAGCATTGTGATTTTGTCGATGTTTTTTATAGTGTCGGTCAGCTTGTGAACAGTTTCCAAGTCGCCAGCAGACATTTCGCCTTTTTTGCCGATTTCGTCAAGTTCTGCGCACAGCATGTCCTTCAAATCGTACATAACTTTCATACTCATAATAGCGCTCCTTTCAGCTCACTCTCTCAACCATAAAGTTTGCGTTCGCAAACAAAACGGTTTGTGTGCTTGTATTTTCGGCGGCAACGGTCAGGCAGCAGCCGCGCGGAACTTCAACAAAAGCCGTGACGTAAATATTAAAATAGTTTTCTACTGCTGCCGGTGTCACGGTTGCACTCGCACTGTTCAGCGGTTCTCCGTTGATGGAAAGTGCAGCCGTAATAGCTTCCACTGTGCCGCCGGTAGGGATAGCAACGTTTGCACCAAATCCCACTTTAAAGCGAGCTTTGCACTGGTTCGTAATGCCGCGCAGCGTAACAATACCGGCACCCTCTCTGTGTACGACACAGCCCTTACCAGCTACTGCCGTTTCCGTCAGTGGCACGTTCTGACCTGCTGCCACGCTCACGGTATTGGCGTTTGTAAATTCAGCCATAAAATCAATCCTTTCCTATAAATATAGCGGCGGGACTGCTGCCCCGCCGCTTTTTTGCAAAATCAGCCAGGGGCTGAACAGCCTACTATATATAAGTAGGCAGTTGCTTACATTTTGTTAGCAGCCGCACCCGCCGCATCCGGCGCCGCAGTTACCGTACTGGTAAGGTGCAGGAACCGGAAAAGCGGGAACGGGACGCGGGTTGTAGTATGCCAGCTGACCACTCATGTATGCCTTGAGGGTCTCGTTCTGCGCCGCCTGACTTGCGGCAAGCTGTGCGGCAAAAAGCTGCTGGTTCTGCTCGGCAATCTTGGCGTCCTTAGCTTCGATGCGCTGTGCGGTCATTGCGTCCAAAATCGCTCTCGCATTGGCGTTCTGGTTGTCGATGATGTCGCGCGTGCCAGTGTTGATGCTCTGCCGGGTCTCACATGCCTGTGTCGCCAGATTGTAATTTACGCCCTGAATCGCCTCGCGGGTCTCGCAGCAGCAGTTGGCCTGCTGCATCTGCATGGCAAAGAGCTGCTGCATAAATGCGGCCTGCTGGTTCGCACGGCTGATTTCAGCCGACATAAAGCCGTTGCTCATACCCTGCTGTACGCCGTTGATAAGCTGCGCCTGCTGATAAAAGCCATCGCACAAGCCATTGTTCACGTTGTCAATTTTGCGCTCAATGTTGGCAAAATCCGACGTAAGAACGTAACCGTCAACCACCCCGGCGCCGTTGCCAGCACCAAAGCCGCCATTGCCGCCCCAGTTACCGCCCCAGCCGCAGAAAACGAAGAGGAAAAGAATAATAATATACAACAAACTATCGCCGCCAAAGCCCCAGCCGTTGCCATTGCCCGTATTCGCGGGCTGAACAGGCATTGTCATAACAGTGCCGTCCGAAGAAATACTCATAATTGTTCTCCTCAAAAAAATATTATACAAATCTGCGCAGATTTTGTATTTTGTGGTATAATAGAAACAGAATAATCCACCACGCAAGTGAGTATAGTTTATGGAAAAATGGTTACCTGTTCCGAATTACGAAGGCTTATATGAAGTAAGCAATTTAGGAAAAATAAAGAGCATAAATTACAATCATACGAAAGTAGAAAAACTTCTTTCCGAAAAGAGCCATAAAAGCGGTTATAAAACCGTTGTCATATGTAAAAACGGAGAAAAGAAAAACAAATCCATTCACATTCTTGTCGCTAGCGCATTTATACCAAACCCGCAGAAGAAGTGTCAAGTAAATCATATTGATGGGAATAAATCAAACAACTGCGTTGAAAATTTAGAATGGGTTACTGCGTCAGAAAACATTCGACATAGTTTTGTTTCTCTTGGTAAAAAGTCTCCAAATAAGGGAAGATTTGGGGAAAGTCACTATGCGTCTGTTCAAATATTCCAGTATTCACTTGATGGAAAATTTGTCCGTGCTTGGGCTTGTATTTCCGATGCTGCGAGGGAACTCAGTTGCAATCCATCACAAATATTGAACAACGCAAAAGGGAGAACGAAAACGTGTCACGGATTTATGTGGCGTTACGAAAAAGCAGAAAGAATAGATAATTCTCCAGTGCTAAACAGGAAAACACACAAGAAAAAAGGATTATAACAGCCCCTGAAACTGCTGCGCCATCGTCTGCAACTGGTTAAGCTGCTGCTGGCTCATCTTCCCGGACTGCAGCAGTTTCTGCACCTCTTGTTTCGGGTCGCCCTGAAAATTCTGCCGAAATTGCTGAAACTGCTGCATCATCTGCTGAAACTGCCCCATCGGGCCGGGCAGCTTACCGCCGCCCAGAGCATTAAACAGTGGATTTGGCATTGTTATCACCCTTTCCCGGCTTATCTGCCGTCAGCGCGTCAAAGCGGGCGCGTAGAGCGTCAAACTCTTCCCGCGTGACAAACTTATCGTTTTTGCTTTCAACCTTTTCTACGGCCTGTTTGCCGCGCTCTGTGTAGTCAAATATTCGTAGTGGTTGCGGCATCCCGCTTGCATCAGTAGACTTGATGTAGAACACACTGTTTTCGCTGTCCATCAGCAGCACACTGTTTCCAGCCGCCACCATGTAGGCTTTCGCGCCCTCTTCACCCTGCACCCAGATGATAGGCGCGGACTGCTGCGGTTGCTGGTAGTTCTGCCGCAGCTGCGCCAGCTGGTCTGGCATTGCGGACGGCTGCCCCATCGGGTAATATCCCGGCGCAAATCCGGGCTGATACGGTACGCCAAACGCCATAGTCAATCATCCTTTCTGCCAGTAGTACAGCGGCACTTCATCTCCGCTGTCCCATGTATCCAGCCAATCCCCATTCTGCACGCACACAACATGCGTAGCCATTGCCAAAATGTACGTGCCGTCCGGGTGGTCTTTTGCAAATTGCGCCACTGTGTAACAGTCCGGGCAACTGTTCGGAATTGTCGAACGCTTCCACCCGCATCGCCGCAGATAGCTGCCCCAGACATAGTTTGCAGACGGCATATCATGCAGTTCAAATCCTGCCAACACCAGCGCCGCATATACAGCCTCCCACGATAGATGCGTTGCAGATGCAATGGCTCTGACGGTGCAATCGCCAACGCGCTTTTGCTCTGGGTTTAGGTTGATTTGCCTATATGCCATCTGCACCGCTCCTTTTTTCTTAATTGTACAAAAAAATACGGCACAACGTAGGCCAGTAAAGTGCCAACATTGTGCCGTCTTTGGGACAAAATAAAAAAGGCGCGGCCACAAAAGCAGCCGCGCCCATTAAATCAGCCTATTTTGTTTTTGATGCTGTGTACGCGCCGTTTTACCGTGCGCTCACTGCAATTCAGTTCTGCTGCAATATCCGCATTGCGCCAGCCGCGCCGCCGAAGCTGCAAAACATCCGTTTCTTCATCGGTCAGCAAACCGCCGACAAAATCAAACTTTGGCATGATTACTCATCCTTCTTGTTCTTGCTTTCGGTCTGCGTGCCAAAATAAAAGGCCACGACCATTGTCACAATGGTCATGACCGTGTCGGGCTGCAATTTGCTCTGCAATGCCAGCACCGCAAAAACCGCAACTACCACCAGCGTCACAATGGTTTTTACCTTGATAAGCGCTGCCAGATTTTTCAAAAAATCGCCCATAGATATGCACCTTCTTTCAGCCAATCAGATGCTTCTGCAAGGCTTCCTTTGCTTTCTGCATCTGGTCAATGTTGTTCCCGTCAAGGTTGTGGTCAAGCAGGGCAAGCAGCGCCTGCATGGTCACGTGCTGCCCCCCGTCCATGCGGTCAAGCCGCAATTTGTCGTTTTCCAAAAAGCCCTCCATAGCGTTCACCCGCGCTTCTAACTTGGTAATGCGTTTGTCCTGGTCGGTTTTTGGCTTTTTTACTGCGGTAATTACTTTGCTGATAGCTACGCCACCGGCATACAGTCCAGCAGCAGCACCCGCAGCATAAATCAAAAACGCCCAGGCCTCCGCAATCGTAAACGAAAATACGTGCTGCATCGGCATCACACCTCCGCCCATTCAGATTTGTACAGCCCTGCGTCCGTCAGGCCACGTTCCTTGCACAGCAGATAGATCGCATTTGCGTCTCCCTGACTCACCGGGCCTACCGTGATGACCTGCAGCTTGTTTGCGGGCTTGTCCGCTGCGGGCAGGGCCTTGACCAGATGATTCAAATCAACCACCTCTGTGATGCCCGGCACGCCGCCCTTTTCGGTCTGACTGTACTGGTGGATGTAGCGCGGCAGCGTCTTGTCGTAGTTTGTGCGCGTGTCGGCCAACCATCCGATGTAATCTTCACACAGATAGGTGTAGTCGATGTTTGCGCTTGCGAACGCCGTGAAGGTGTAAATGCCAGCCGTGAATCCGTGCGTCTTGGCTCTCTCACAGAACGCCATTGCAATTGCCGTGCGCTGGTCTTTCGTCAGGTTGTCGGCGCGGCCATCGTGGACGCCGGTCTTGGTTGTGTGTCCCCATTCGCTGTCGAAGAACAAGGGGTAGCCTGTCGGTGCAAGGCTTGCGCAGAAGTCTGCCTCCTCCCGGGCCTCATCCACCGTGATGGCCTGCGAGAAGAAGTAAAATCCAAACAGCTTTCCGTTTGCTTTCGCCCCTGCAAGGTTGGCATCGTACTGCTCGTCCTTCATCAGTTTTCCGGTGCCGTATCCGCGATACCCGATGCGAACAATGGCACGGTAGGGAACCTTTGCCCAGGCGATAGCGCCCTGATGGTGGGACACATCAATCAGCACTTCCTCGCCGCTGGGCTGTGCAGCGTCCGCAGGATTTTCTACAGCATGTTCTCCGGGGCGGTATGTAAACACCCGCCCGCTTGCCGTGGTAAAGTCGCCGTTCAGCCACACAAGCGGGTTGGTGCGCTTGCCGTTCAGCAGCACTTCAAAGTGCAGATGCGCTCCAAACACATTTCCGGTCGTTCCGGTGTAGCCGATGAGGTTGCCCTCTTTGACCTGCTGGCCCATCTTAACGCAATAGCTGCTTAGGTGTGCATATCGGGTCTGCAGGGGCTTTCCCTCGTAGGGCGCGTGTTTGATGCGCACCATTGTGCCATAGCTCTGCATCCCGGTTTTGGTATGGCCGTCCCAGTCCTGCACCTGATCTACGGCGCCGTCCTCGGCGGCGTATACCGGCTGTGTGCTGGTATTGCCGATCTGGGTTCGCAGGTCGATGGCCTGATGCAGACTGCCATCGTTGTAAAACCATCCTTGTGTGATGATGTGCTGTGCCAAAGGCCAGCGCAGAAGCACTTCTCCGTTTGAAAGTCTCATGGTTTGTTGTCCTTTCTGTTTGTTAGTCGGTTAAAGTCAGCTTCAGTTGATGTTTTGATTGATGTCATTTCATCATAGGTTGTAGTTTCAGTGGAATCTGTAAGTAAATCATTTTTGATAAAACTACATTGGTTAAATAGTTTCCAGTAATTCTTCGTGCCACCCCCAATAATTGTCGGATATACATTTTTTAATCCACCGCAATTTTTAACAATTAAGCAACAAGGCATCGGTCTATCTTCATTTTGGCTCCTCACTTGAATGTTTAAGTTATCAAACAGGCAATCAATACATTCAATTACTGCGCCTTTTGGACAAAGGCCTTCTGGCTCGTATCTTCCATTTATCCAATCATAAGGATATGTGTTATCATGCCATTGAATACCAGCATCATTTTGCGAGTTTAGGAATTTGCAATCCTTAAAAGTGATATGTGAGAAAATACTTCCACCCATGCCAATAACAGGGCCATTCTTGGGTAAGAAATCTCTACCGTGCCAATCAAAAATGCAGTTTTCGATATAAGGTGTTGTAAGACAATTACTTTCAAAATGTAAGCAATATCTCAGATTAGATCCAACGAATTTAAACCCTTTAATTACAGTATTGATGGTTACCGAATTTATGTGGAAAAAGCATTTATTAGTACAAGTATCGTTACTTATAGTGTCATATCCAACACCGCCGTCCCAAATAAAAATACATTTTTCTGGATTGTTACTTTGGGACTTATATGTTACATATGATTTAGCAATAACACCTTGAAAGTCGGAGCCGTTCTGACCTTTGTATTTTTCTTGCAAATCCGTATATGTTCCATCTGCTACAATAATTTCGTACTTATTCTTTTCAGAAGCATCAGTAATAACATCATTTGCCTTTAATACGGTTGCGTATGGTTTTTCTTTTGTACCATCGCCTTCTGTATCACTTCCAGTTGTTGCCACATAAATCTTGTTTATATGTATTTCACCAAGTTTGTCAAGTTTATCATCTACTTCATTTTTTGTGTAAACGTCTAAACTATTAACAAAATCTGTTTTACGATAAGATAAATTTTGCCTAAATTCACCGGATACAACATTGATACTCTCAATAGATGTATCTAATCCTCCTTTATAAAAACTTAAGCAAAGATATTTTGCATCTGTCGGAATATTATAAAATTCTGCAACTTTACTTGTTTGCGTATTGTGACTGATATACGTACTTTCAACAGGGGTATACGCTCCGTTATTAACATAGCGTGAAGCCCAATCTTGAAATTCACCGTATACAATCAACTTATTGCCTTCTATAGGAATCTTTGCCGTAATATAATTCTCGTTTATTTCTTTGGTTTCTTTTTCTCCTGCAATAAAGTTCCAATAATATCCATCAGTGACTTCACATTTTTGTATGATACTAATTGATGATATTTTTTCAGATACTTTATTTAATTCATCTAAATCTTCCTTTAGCTGACTAACCGCCTCCTTGTTCTCGGAAATTTGTGCCATAGAATCCTTGATGCTGTTGGCAGTGTTGTCGGCATCTTCCGCGCTCTTTTTGGCCGCCACCGCGCTATCAGCAGCGCTGTTCTCGGATTTCGCTGCATTTGTCTCACTGTCCGCTGCTGCTGTAGCTTTTTCTGCCGCAGCATCGGCATAGCCACTTGCGGCATCTTTTGCTGCGCCAGCATCTTGCAGGGCGTTTTCCGAGCCCGTTTTTGCTTCAAGCGCCTTTTTTGCCGCGTCCTCTGCTATCTGCTTGGCAGTTTCAGCCGCCTCTGCACTCTGTGCGGCCTCGCCAGCAGCTTGTCTAGCGTCACCCGCTGCATCAGCGGCTGTCTGAGCAGCATTTTCGGCGCTGCCCTGTGCGGTCTGAGCTGCTTTGGCATTCTTAGCGGCCGCACTGGCGGAGGATGCGGACTCCTCTGCCTTGCTCGCCGCGCTCTTGCTGGATGCTGCCGCATCCTCGGCGCTCTTCTTGGCGGCCGCTGCACTGGCAGCAGCGCCGCCCGCTCCCTCGCCCGCCTTTTTGGCAGCATCCTCAGCGGCTTGGCGGGCGTTCTCGGCGGCGTCCTGCGCCGCCGTAGCGATACTTACAGCATGATTGGAGTTTTCCAAAATCTGCTGCACAACATCCGGCGTCGGCGTGCCGGGGTTGTCTCCCTTGATGTCAGAGTGCGGCTTGGTACTGTATCGCATGTCCACAGTAATGCGCTGCACGTTTTCCGCAAGCCCGGCAAAAACAATTCTTCCGCCGCCTGCCTGCTTCGCCGTAGCTTCCGGCGGTACGGCAAGCATACCGTTTGCCCCAACAACAACCTTTGTCGCAGTCCCGTCCGGCGCGTGGAATACGGCCAGAATGTCCAGCCCCGCCCATTCATCATCTGCCGTCACGTGGATTTTCTCAATGCCGTAGCTGTCAAAAGTTCCAAGCTGCAGAGAGCCAGGCTTTACGTTGTACCCCTGCAGCACTACTTCATGTGTCATGCGTCCTCCATCTTAGCCCTTACGGCCTCACGCCATTTCTCCGGCACTTTGTCCAGCGTAATCAGCCCGCGCCGGATGCAGCAGACATAGAACTGTACCATATCATTCACCTCCGGCCAGCATCTGGGCCAGCTCCAAAATGGCCGCCGCGTTGGCGTCCACCTGTTCCTGCAGCGTGGGTTTTTCCCGCTCGGCCAGTTCCTCTGCCGTGTAAGCGTGGTAGAACTGGCAGTCCTCGTACACATCGTAGCCGGAGATGATGTGCTCAAGGCCTTTGGGGTCGTCCTCGGTGACAGTGCCCTGCATCACTTCCCGGCTCTCCGGCACATGCTCGGAAACCCGCCTGGCGGTGTAGAGATAACCGGCTGACAGGTCGGGAGAGGTCAGTTCCTCGTTGGTGATTTCATCGTAGATTTTCATTTTGTACCTCGTTATTTGTAGACGTAAATTTCTACAGTAGCAACTTCAATTTTTTACCGCCAGGTGTTCTCGGCGACATTCCCATAAAATCACTCGCTTCCATTAAGTTGTAAGTATAATCAATGTTGCAGATGCTGTAGAATAATAATCCATGTACTGACTGGGGATACTGATGACATCTCCTGCACTTAATTTTTTTTCAAGGTCAAAACCGCTGTCAATAAAAGGGCCGAAAATTGTAACATCATTGCATTTCAAATAAGCCTTATAGGCGGAATCCCGTGCCTGCACCCAGCCAATAAGCCGATATGTACCCGCTTTTTTAATATGGATTTCAAAAGTGCCATCTGAAGCGCTTGCCAATTTCTCGTTACAGTAAAGTGCCTTAATGCTTGCCGACCCCATCCCGTATTCATAGATTTGTGCAAGCGTTTTCCCTTTTGCGTTCTCTCCCGGAATCCTCGGTGCTACTCCCATCAGCAGCCACCACGCGCAGCACATGCCGCAGATTTCTTACAATGTTTCATGCTAAACCTCCATCAGCTTTGAATGACCCACCGCGCCCGGATCTCGGCAGTGGGCTTTTCTTTTACCTTAACCAGCACCGAATTGTACGCCGTGACCGTCACGCCGTCGTTGATGATGTCCTGCACTTCATTCAGCACATCATCGGTAGCGGGCACCCCGGTCTTGTCGTAGCCGATGCCGGACAAAAACTCGCTGGCAGCCGTCACCACCGGCGCATGGCTGTTCGCGCAGGTCAGCGTAGCCGTCTGCTGGTACAGCAGGCCTTTGGCCTGGTCGGCGCTGCTGCAAGCCGTCCACCCGTTCAGCGTAAGCCTGGCGTAGTAGATGTTGGAGACCTTGTCGATCGCCTTAAAAATATCGGTCTGCCGTCCCTGCGGGTCATAGGTCGCTCGCATCATCGTAGCCGTTCCCGCATGCAGTTGCTCCAGCTCGGTTTTAATTTGGGTCAGAAAAGCAGCAAATTGTTCTTGCATTACCTTGGTATCAACGCTTACCCAGTCAGTTACAAGCCCGCATACTGTGCTGTCAAGTCGTTCATCGGTAATATTGGCCGACGTGATTTTGCTTGCTGCCGCAGGAATTGCAATCTGTGCAAGCGAAATCTGCCGCAACAGACTATTGTTTGTCAGTGCCGGTGCAACAGGTGTAGAAGCCGCCGTACCTTTCAGCACTTCAATGCGCGGTTTTGCTGCATAGTCTACTGTGTCCCAACTCACAACAACACGGTCAATACGCGGCGATACAGCATTCGCCAGCGGGATTGTCAGCTGTAACTCGCTGCCGGTCTGTTCTTTGGTATCATTCCAAAAAACCGTACCGTCTGCTTTGTCGTTTGCAAGCCAACCAACACCATCCGATACCCTTACCGTCATATTGCCGTTTGCAGTAACACTTAAATTGCCATCCGCGCCAAAAACGCCGCTTGTACGCCCGTGCAGCCACTTCATGACATTTTGTGCCCCGATGTATTCGTCAACATTATTCGGGAAATTTTTAATTTCTGCCACTGTCTCACCTCAACACTGTTAAAATCGGGTCGCCAATAACCAGCTTGACGCTCGACCCGTTTGCATCCTGTGAATACTTTGCCGCCGTGATTCTTGCCTTGTACTTTACACCCAGCCGCAAGGAAACGCACCAAACCAAATCTCCGACATTATATGCCGTGCCCAGTTCATCGCCGTCCGCGTCAATGTCAAATCCGTTTCGGTTCAAATGGCTGCCTAGCTGCAACGCTGCATACTGCTTGACGCGCGTCTGAAACGCGGAATTTGTCTCGCCATCCTGCTGACTGTCTCCGCTGAACCTCGCCCATAGTTCGCGCCGTTCCGCATCGCTGGCCGTGCCAGCCTGCACCACAAACTTTGTACCGTCTTTGTACTGCGCTTCACAGTAGCACACATTTTTGTATTCAGAAATATCCTTGTCAACTACCAGCCCCGGCGCCGTTCCGCGTTCCTGCACAAACAGGACCGCGTTTAATCCCTCTGTACGGTCAACGCCCTTATACAATTCAAACGTTTCCGTTTTGGCTCTGTAGTCCAAAACCATCCGGTTCCCAATCTCGGCATCTGTCAAAATCGGCTGTATGCAGTTTAACAGTTCATCCCCGTACACCTCTGTTGCTTTCACGGTTTCTGTCAAGCCTTTTTTCTTCGCCAGCAGTACAGGCAGCCCGCGCAGGTTGGCAGTAATAACGCTGTATACATCTGTTTCCACGTTGGCAATGCTGGCAGTTGCCGCAATAACACGCCGGTTCAGTTTGTTGTTCAGGCTGTACCCGTTCAACGTAATTTCGCTGTTGTCGCAATCAAACTGTATTTCTTCCACCGTATACGCAAGTCTTCGCTCTACAATGTACAAAACAGCATCCAGCTCCACCATACCGATGTTGTACTCATCCATTGGCAAAACTACCGTAAATTTTCCAACATCGTTATAGTAGTCGCTGAATTCGCTGCTGATCGCGTGCGTGATTTCGTGTCGGTTGCTAAGGTCATGGGAGAACAGCTCTAATCTCATATTACCGTTACACCCGCACTTTCTTCCGCAAACGAAACACTCATCTCAACGTTTTCAAGCCCACTGTCCGCAGTAGGTTTCCACGCATTATCGCCCGTATGGATTCTGTACAGTGTACTTTCAAGCGTAAGTGCACCCCGGCAGTCACCGTCCTTAGAGCTTGTGACCGTTGTTTTCCCGTGCGATGTCTTGATAATGACACGCTCATCTTCCACAAGCGTTTTTTCCAGCCGCAGCACTTCACCTGTCAGCATGTTTTCAATGCCTACGTTTGTTGCCGTCTCTCCAACGCAATTGATTTCCAGAATAAACGGAACATCAAACTGCCCGAAATTCTGCAAAACAATGTATTTCAGCACAATGACTTTGCCGAAATAATACGTTTTGCTGATATTCCATGGGAATTTAAAACCTTTTTGCACGCCGCGCAGCTGCATTGCCTTTCGTTCGCCACTTTCCCAATACGGGTAGGGGGCAAGCAAGCCAAGCTGAAACGGCGCACCGTGTTTTGATGCGCCAATGGTAGGCGATGCCGTTACAATAACATCTATATGCCAGTCTCCGGCATATAACACTCCGGTCAAGTCAGGCCGTACAACGGTCATAAGCGCGTCTTTCAACGCTTGCGCGTCATTGCCTATGACTCTGCCATTGATGGTAATAGGCCGCGTCTGAATGGCCTTAGATTGCACCGTAGCGCCTACTTGACCGATGCCCTGCGCCGTGTTGGCAGTGACAGAAATTGTATCAATGCCATCCGGCTTGCTGATAAGATAACCATGCCCATAGTCAAACACGATAGACTGCCCCAGCGAGTTGACGTATTTAAAAGTCTTGCTTAAAAAACTCATATCGCCCACCTCGCCCGCTGGAAATACGCTGCTGTACTTGCTGCCAATTCAACCGGCGTCTGCTTTGCCGCGTAAATATTTTGCGTCAGGTTAAAGCCGTTGCTGCTGCCCTTACCGCGTCTGTAGTTGTCCGCTTCATCGGCTGTCAGCACCATCTCACCGCGATGCAGATTTGAAACGTAGTTGTTATAGGGAACATAATCCATGCCGCCTGCGTGGCTGCCGTCAGACCCCGTGTTGTTTTTCACATCACTTGCATTGATGACAAAAATGCTCTTGATGCCATCCCACAAGCCCTGCACGAAGCTGACAAGACCACCCCAAACAGCCGCAATGCCACCCTTGATGCCCTCAACAACGTTCTGGCCGACCGTAGAGAAAAAGTCAAACGCACCTTCAAAGATGCCCTGAATCGACTCCCACGCGCCCTGAAAGTCACCAGACAACACAGCGTCAATCGTAGAGAACACGCCGGTAATCAAATTAAATACAGTCTGGAAAAAGATTACCGCAACATTCCAGATGCTTTGAATGATGATCCACGCGCCCTGGAAGAATCCGCTGATAATCGGTGCAAACGGCGAAAAGATAACCACAATTGCCTGGAAGATGGCCTGAAAGAATGCGCTTGCCCATGCCCATACAGTCTGTACAAGGCTCCATGCAGCGCTAAACGCTTCACCGATGCTCTGTATGACTGGGGTCAAATCTGTAATGACCTGCGTAACGACCTGCCCAATAACCTGCATAGCCGCTTCAACATAAGGCTGTACAAATGCCACGACTTCCTGAATCTTGGCAGAAATCGCATCCCATGCATCATTAACGCCGTTTCTGAAATCTTCGTTCTTCGCATACAGCACAGCCAAAATGCCAACCAGTGCGCCAATTGCAACCACAACCAGTGCAATGGGGTTTGCTGCAAAAACCGCATTAAAAGCGGCTTGCGCTTTTGCCGCTGCCGCCTGTGCCAACGTCATAAGAGAAATCTTCCCTGTAAGCAATCCGGCAAGAACTTCGGATGCCTTTAATGTGCCATTGAGCGCACCCTGTGCAATTTCCGCGTCAGAAAGTCCCATGCTGAACAAAGAAACAGCAACCTTGGCTTCGTCAAAAGCCGTTACCATTTTTTGGATTCTTGTCCCGATTTGCCAGCCTTTTACAGCTGCACCAACTGTCACAAGCGCTGGTGCTATTTTTTCAATTACAGGCACGACTTCTTCAGCTGCTGTTTTAACATTATCAAAAATGTCAAGCAAGAACGAAAAGTCAGAGTTTTCAATCGCGCTTGTCAGCCCGGAAATAATTGCATCGCCAAAAAAAGAAAACACATCGGCAACAATGGGCTGCAATTCGCTTGCTACGCTGCTTAACCCGACGAAAAGTGCCTGCAAGCCCTCTTCAATAGTCGGTTCAAGCTCCATAATCACACCGCTCACATAAGGCGCAAGCTGTGTGACCAGTTCGCTCAAACCATCAATCAAAGTGGGTACAATTTCTTTGATGCGCGGTATAATGTTGTTTCCGGCAGTAATAACGCTGTCAACAAGGTTGTCCACCAAGGCTTGAAAGTTTTGCTCCGGGTCTGCAATTCCGGTCAAAAGATTTTCCCAAGCGCTCTTCATCGACGCTGTACTGCCTTGAATTGTAGTTGCAGCTTCCTTGCTTGTCGTTCCCATGATGCCCATGTTGGCCTGCACGACATGAATCGCTTGTACAATGTTCGCATAGGACATACTGGTTGAGTCGACCGTTACGCCAAGCTCTTTCTGCGTGTCTTTCATGGCAGCAGCTTCTTTGATAAGCCGCTTCATCTCAGCCTGCGTACCGCCGTAGCCAAGTTTCAGGTTGTCTAACCATTTCGTTACCCCCGGTTTCCCGGTATTATAAAAAGCCACGCGCGTTTCCGCACATGGCTTTTAAGGGATTAGACTATATCTTCAACTTTTTCAAAAATCCAGCCTTTTTTATTCCTCTTGCGGTATCGACTGTTGTACTTAATTTCACTGTCAGAACAGTGGAAGTATTCAGCCGCCGCTTGTCTGGATTCAAATAGGATTGTCCTTCCGTCGAGATGTGTTGCCCTTACCTGGCGTTTCTTATTTTTAATTCTGGAATGATACCCATACGACAGTGCGTTTTCAGAAGGTGTCACCCATCTTAAATTAGAAACGTCATTGTTTGAGCGGTTCCCGTCTATGTGGTCAACCCAGCACCTTTCTTCGTTCTCTGGTTTTTCAAGAAAAGCATCAGCAACAAGACGGTGTACATGCTTAGATATTGTAATCCTGCAATATCCAGCATTTTTACTAAGCACCATTATTTGTCCGGTGCTATCTTTCTTAACTCTGCCCTTATTGCTGACTGAGTATCCCGGTAAATCGGGAATCTGTTTCCAAATCTCCACGGCTTTTAATCCTTTCAGAAAAAGTTGGTGCGCACTTCCAACGCCGTACCAATAGGCGTTGTACTCGGTGACGAACCGATAGTCGTTTGACCTTCTATGCTTTGTATTATATTACAATTTCACCTGCTTTGCAAGTGTAATTGTGATACAGCATAGCTTGGCACAGGATGACCATGCTGTAAAAGCCATAAACAGTTTAGGTTTCCCCTGTTAGCACAACTGTCTCATGCAGCCATTTCCTGCCGCCTTTTCAGTTGCACACCCCTGGTAGGTTCACGCACGCTCACTGCATAATCACTTATGCAGCGGACATTAGATTTATCGTGTAGTTCTGCTTCGCAAAGCCGTTGTATGCGTCTTGGATGGACGAAATATTCGTACCCATCTTGTTCGCATTATCGGACATATCCGAAATTGCAGTATTTGCCATTTGCGCGGCTTTTTCTGTGTCACCACCCAAACTTGAAACCAGAGAAGCAGCAAACGATGTTGATGTTTCCATGTAATCATTTGCTGAAAGACCCACATTCTTGTATGCGTCTTTTGCGTAGTTCTCTATGATTCCCGCGCTATCCTTGTACAGCGTTTCAACGCCACCTACAAGTTGCTCGTAGTCCGCATAGCTGTCTAACGATGCCTTGCCAATTGACATGGCCATGTTTGCAGCGGTTTTCCCGATTCCCGTAATTTCGTTGGCTACATTCCGCAAACCGTCCGAAACGACATTTCCAAGCAGCGTACCGCTAAACACGTCCATCAAAGACAATGCGCCGCCTTTTGCCTTCTCGACGCCTTTTTCATAGTCGTCTGTGTTCAGACTTAATTTTGCATATAAGTTAAAAACGTCCAATCTATCACTCCCTTCTTGAATTTTTGCTTTATTTGCTGTATTCTAAACAATAGGAGGTGTTTTTATGACAAAAGCAAAAAATGCGGTAATCGCCGGTGATTTTATGGGCAAAAAAGTGTCTGTTTCATTTGGCAAAGTCTCTATGGACGTTGGTGGTCTATCAGCACTTGAACTAAACAGCCGTACTGTTGCCGGGTACTCTGTGGTAGATGAAACTCACAAAACATCTATGGCTTCTGGCGTTATGCGCGGCATGGTCGGCGGTGCTTTGTTTGGTGGTGCTGGCATGGTTGCCGGTGCAATGACTGCAAAGCAAAAAGGCGTTTATCAGGTTGTTATACAGCTTATAGATGACCCGCAATGGCGTTACAGCGGCAAGCGCTTCCTGTTGGAAGTTGACGAGCCAACCTATAAAGCCATTATCAAAAATTGTTTCTAAGTTTAGCCGCCATCTGTTTTGGCGACTTTTTTCTCTGTTTCTTTCAATCCATGCCGCGCCGCAAAGTCTTTGAAATCTTCTTGCACCTGTTCCGGTGTCCGCGTATCCACTTTGGGCGGGTGGATAATGTCAATATATCTCGCTGGCCTGTCCTTTACGCCTGTCACAGCTACCACAAGGCTCCACGCACTGTCTGTCATGTACACCTTGTACAGCTGTTCTTCAAAATCGGTTTTTAAAGCGTAAGGCAGCGCCGACACAAGCGCCTTTGCGCTCAGTTTCGGCATTTTCAGCAGTACAGGGATTACTTGTTCTGCCCGCCACCGAGATACGATTTGAAAAAATCGACAAAACCCTTATCGTTCAGCAGGTCGGCAGCTTGCTTGCAGGTGATAAGGAAATTCTGTTTGCCGATTTCTTCCACCGTCAGGCCGTTGAACGGTGCAAGGATTGCGTACACATCTTCGCGGTGCTGCTTCAACGCAATGTTCAGCAACTTAACGATTTTCGCAAGGCCGAAACGCTGCATTGCAATGCGGGTCGTTTCGCCCTTCGGCATCGCTTTTTGCATCTCTTTCACAAGCGCTTCATCATCAATCAGGTTTGTGATGGGCTGCGCGATTTGCAAAACAACTTCCAGCGCTTCATCAGTGCTAAGTTCAGAAAAAATCCGCATTAGGCTTCATCCTCTCCTGCTTTGATATACACCTCGCACGGCACAGTGTCCTGCGCGGTAATGGAGTAGTGCGCCGTGTATTCAAAGCTCATCTGGCCTTTTTCCTTGTCGCCGGTCTGCAAGCTGAAACCGCCGGTGGACAGCGTATTCAGCATGTGGATAGCACAGAAACCGCCATTCGTAGTGCCGTGCTTGTCGGAATAATCGCACAGCAGCCACAAATCGGTAAAGTCGCTGTCTTTCAGGTCGTTGCGCGGCGTGATTTTGGAAACCTTGGAAGTAGTCGTAACATCCGCAGCGCCAAGCATGCGCTTGGCATTCTCTGCCGATGCCGAAACATAAGTGCCGCTGCACTTGACTTCCCACGATTCAATCTGCTTCAGCTCTTTCATGTTTTTGGGGCAGTTGTCGATATCCTCGCCGAAGTCGGTAAAGCTCGGCACAGCCGTAAAGTTGATGCCGCCGGTCGTAGCGCCAAGCAGCGCACTTTCTTCCGGCGCAGTACCGGCAGCCGGGTCAAACGTAGTTGCAAGATAGCCCGCGTTCAAGACCAGTTCTTTAAACGCAGATTCAGGAATACGAGTAAATTTCATGCTTTCACCTCAATTTAGGCATAAAAATTCGGCGGTCACGTTGATGTACCGCCGTTTTAGGTTTTTGTCTGTGTCGTCTGCCAGCGATTGGCAGAACGGGGAGCCGCGTTTTAACCAAATCAATCCGTCATCTACCGGCAGCGTCACGCCGCCAATGCCCAGCGCGTCCGAAAGTTCAAGAGCCTTTGCATTGGGCACCGCTTCGCTCGTGGTATGGAACCACATGTTGACCGTCAGCGATACCGCCCCGCCGCCCCATGCATCAAACACAGCATCATAGGTCAGGTAGGGGAGTACAGCGTCATCCGGCACGGCGTTGCTGGCGTATGCGGTCATAAACCGACCAAAAAACTGCTGTAATGCAGCGCCCTTTGTCATGTCGGCAATCCCTCCTGCAATCGTTCAGCCGTAAAACTCTTTAAGTTTTGCAGCATTGGAGAAGCGCTTGCCGGGGCTTGCTTTTCTTCCGGGCGGCTCGTGACCCGGAAATATGCCCCGGTCGTCACGTCCTTATACACGCTGCCGTACTCGATGGGCACATCTTTCCGCACAATGCCGGTATACACGCTGGTCACACCCTGCGCTTCGGCCTGCCGTGCTTCAAGGCTGCTGTCAAATGCGACGTAATTTGAAAACTCTGCGCCCTCGCGCCACTCGGTAGAATAGCCGCCCTCGCCGTCAGGCTTTGTCAGTTTGTCCATAATGATGCAGCTGCGCGAAAAATCATCTAAAAGGCTCATAGCTTTCTCCATTTGTTTAGCCGGGACGCAAACACGCCCTGCCAGCCCGTCACAGAGCCGCCAGAATTGCCGTTCGCGCTCGATTTGGTGTAACTATATCCCGCAAAGCTCTCACATTGAAATGGGCTGTTTGCGGCGTTCTCGTACTGGTCGCGCCAGCTTTTGATTTCTTCGGAAAGCTTTATAAATGCAGGCGGAACACTTAAAGCCCAAATAGCTCCCTCAAATGTTTCGTCCTGCAGATAAACGTTGCCATACTCGTAAACGCCGTCGTTGAAAACGCTGCCAACGATGCGGAAATATTGCCCATAAACAAGAAAAGGCAGCGCAATGCTGCCGTCCTTGATGGTGTACGTGTCCGGGTGGACGCCGCCGGGAATCAAGAAGTAATTTCGACATTCCCTCATCAATTCCTCAAGCATTGTGCTGCCTCCTATTACTTACCCTCTTTCTTGGTGTTCACGGCTGCCTGCGTTGCGGACTGCACGGTAATGACAGCAATTCCGTCAAGATACTCAGCCCACAGAGCCATACCCATAAGGGCAAAGCTCTCGCCGACTGCCGTACCGTAGTTGCCCTGTGCGTGGAAACCAATCAGATTGGTTTCGCCCTTGACGGTGTAGGACAGACCCAGACGAGCGAACTCGCTATCACCGGGGTCAATGTAGTACAGGTCGATGTTCTCAACCGGGGTGGCGATAATCTTGTTGCGCGCAATCTGGGTCTCAGGCAGCAGAAACAGGGTGCTATAGCCCATGAAATTTTTGATGTAGGTCAGACCGAAAGCGTTCTGAACGGTAATGTTTGCAGTACCCAGATAGTCATAAGCATCCAAAATGTTGGCAAAGCCTACGACTTCGGTCACATCCTTCTGCATCTTGGCGAACTTATTTAGCACTTCTCCCTGCGCCTTTGCAAGGCCAGCCTGCCAAGAATCGGCAGTTCCAGTCAGAGAGCCGGTGTTGAGGAAGGTGTAGAACTTGGACAGGACGGCGTTCTGCAGCTTGGTGAGAAAAGCATCGTCGGATTTCTGCACAGCGATTGCAGCGCCGTACTTGGACACGTCCTCAACAGGAACTGCCTTTGCATACTTCTCGATGGTCAGGTCTTCCTTCGCGCTCTGCGTGATGGTGGCCTTGCTGTAAGGGATAACTGCGCCGGGGGCAACATTGCCATTTTCCAGTTCGACGCTGGCGGTGTAGGAAATCAGAGAAGTGCCGGGGGCTTTGCGGATTGGACGCATCACGCCCAGAATCTGCTCCAGAGCCTCCCAGTTGTCTGAGAAACGGGTCACGAAATCAACCTCGCGAGCGGTCACGCCGGTATAAACGTTCGGCAGAGAATCGCGGGGGGTGGTCAGAGTTTCAAGTTTAGTTGCAGCCATATTTAGGCTCCTTTCATTCGGTAGTGTTGTTCAGGTTTTCTTCGATGGCCTTCAAGCGGGATTCATAGTCCAGCACATAATGACCTCTTTCGTCCTTTTTGTAGATGTCAGCCATCGAAAGTTTTGCGCCGCCGCTGTTGGCGGGCGGGTTCGGGGTGTTGGCTCCCTGCGTGCTGGTCGTGGTGATGTACTCGCCATAGCCGTCTTTCAGGCTCTTTTCAAGTTTGGCGGCATCCTTGACAGTTCCGTCTTCATCCAGTTCCAGCTTGTCCAGCAAGCCGTCGCCTTTGCAAAGTCGGGCAACAGACTGCAAGCGTTTGTCGGCAATGCCGACTTTTTTTAGGGCGGTCTCCAGTGCCTTTTCTTTGGCAGCAGTAGTCTTTTCGGCAGCCACGCTGGTTTTGTAATCCTCAAAAGCCTTGTGCTCGGATTCATACTTTTCTTTGTAACCGTCGTCACCCTTGCCTTTCAGGTCGTCCAGTTCCTTTTGAACGCCGGGAAGTTTTTCCGCATCGGCTTTATAGCGGTCAACGTCCGCTTTCAAACCGTTTACGGTGTCAGTGTGGGCTTCAATAATGGTGTCCTGCTGCTCTTCGGTCAGCCCCATACCTTTCAGCAGCTTACGAGTAATAGCCAATGTTTTCGCTCCTTTTCTTCGGTGCCGGTCCTTCGGCATTAGCATTTATTCAAAACAGCAGTTCTTCGCTGTTTTTGCGTATAAAAATAGCACCTGCCGCAAGTGCGGTAGATGCTAATAAAAAGAGCCGAGAGGCTTATTTGCCTTTCAGCTCTGCTTCGATGATTCTTTTGTACTGTTCGCCGTGCTCGGCAACGGCAGGCTTGATAAAAGGCTTTGCCCGTTGGCCGTGCGTCAAATGCCAATCGCCTTTTGCATCTTGGTACACCCACGGCGTTTGTCTGCCACCTGGATAGTAAATACCAGTACCGCACTCAACATACACGCCGTATTCACTGTTTGTGCCCACGTAGGCAGCCCGTTCGCCGTTGTCTGCTACTGTATGAGTAATGCTGTTGCGCAGGTTGCCTGTGTCGACGGGGCATAGCTTTTTAGCGTACCCCTCTGCCACAAGCCCGCATTTTTCCAGCCCGCGTGCAAGGGCAGCTTCAAGGGCTGAAAGCACCTCGTCGCTGTGGTCGTCAAAGATGATTTTCATTTTTCAATCTTTCCAGAGTTCTGCGCAGCTCCTTCCTTCCAGCTTTCCCACTGCGCATAGGTCATATCTGATACAAGTATGCTCTTTCCCGTTTTCGGGTCGCGTGCGCGGCGTAGCGGGTTCGGGATTTTTGGCACATCGTCAAGCGCTGCAATTAGAGTACATCGGCAGTTATACACCAAATAGCCCGGTGCGCTTGCATCGCCGGGAAACATAATCTCATAGCCGTCTACTTTAAACGGCTTGTCATTGTCAACTGTCTGACCGTCCAGCATCGCGTGCGCATGGCGTGTGCGGTTATCCAGCGTTGCCAGCCATTGCTTTTTCAGCTTTATGCCCATGTCTTGTGCGGCGCGGTAAGTATCTAGCCTTCCCGCGTTCTGCGCTGCTGTAACCGCCGTTCTAGCGGTTCGGATAGCGCTTGTGCGGTTCATATCCTGCATACGGCTTTGTAAATCGTTGGCAATTTTCGGTATGCTTTTGCCTTGCAGGATGGAGCTTGTCACGCTGCCTGTAATCTGCTGCTTGCCGTATTTAAGGTCAATGCCGCGTTGCAATGCACGCTTTGGCGGGTAGTACGGCATCAAGTCGGGCTGTTCCACAATCAGACGTTTCACTGTCTGTTCATTCCACAACGTAAAATCTGCTTTGTCGGAAACCTGCTCGATTTTGTAAGCTGCATAATTGCGGTTCAGGCTGTAAATTCCCGGCGTAGCGTCATTGACGTAGGCCACAGCCGTTGCATTGGCATCAGTGTATCTTTCTGCCACCTTGTCCCGCAGCGCCGTAAAACGCTTGCCTCGCCCTATCTGCGCAAGCCGCCATTGCTTGTACTGCTGCTCGGTGATTTCGCCTTTTTTCAGCTTTTCTTGCATCGCTGCATCACGCTTCTCGAACTGCTCAAAATAGGCTTTCACCGTGTCGGTCAGTTCGTCAGCAGCTTCTTTGTACAGCTTTGAGATGCGCTGTTCCAGCTTGGCAAGCTGCGCATCTGTCATTTTGTGAGCGTAATCAGGTCTCGCCATCGCCGTTCAGTCCTTCTCCCGGCTGGTTCTGCGGTTCGTTAGGCTGCGGATTGTTAATCGTGCGGTCTAGCTCCTCTGCCGCCTTTCGCTTCATCAATTCATCGTACTGGTCTGCATCGCCGTTAATGGTCAGAAGTTTTCTAGTTGTGTATTCAGCGTCGTAGTATTCTGCGCCGAGAAGCACGGTCTGCGCTTCTTCCTGCTTATTGATAATCTGGTTGCGCGTGTAAGTTGGTTCATCATCAAGCCCAGCAATTGCCAAAACTCCCTTGATGCAGCGCGAAACCCAGCTCTCAAATTTGTCTGTTTTCAGGTCAAGCGGCACATAGCTTGCCTTGATGGCCGTTGCCGTCTGGTTTCCTGCGCTCACGGCAGATGCGTCAAACGCTTGGAAATCCGTGTACAGCTTTTTTGTCAGCATGTCAATTGTGGCTTGCGTGCCCTGAAACGGCGCTTCAATGCTTTTCGGCGTTGCTTTTGCGCCCTCATCACCATCTGCATGGGCAACGTGGGTAGTTTTAAGCCGCTCCACAAACTTTGCATCGTCAATTTCATCCATGCCGCCGCAGTTCGTCAATACCCAATAGATAAGATTGCCTTCATCCACGTTGTTGACCATGTTGCTGCTGGCAAGGTCGAGCGCGTCAACGGTGTTTTTTCTGCCGCACAGTTCGCTGCGTGCCTGTTCACCGTTTTTCAGCGGGATAATGGGAAATCCGGGATAATTCTCTCCGTCATATATTTCTGTGCCGTCAATCTCCGAGTACCGAACTTTCAACTTGTATGGCAGTTTCCCGTTTAAACTACGCACTTCACCGTTACGCGGCTTGATGTAGTTAGTGTAACCGTCCATCTCGTACAGAGTTGCCCGCAGCGGCTTGTCCGGGTCAATCTGCCAGAACCGGATTCCGGCTTTTAGTGCGCCGTCCTCTTCATCGTATAACGGCACAAACTGCTCCGGTGCAAACACCTGAATATGGTCAAGATTCCAGAATACGAAAGACTGCCCACCAATCAACGCATGGCGGGCAGCATCCATAATATTTTCATCAAACGTAGCGCCAAGTGCCTTTTTTGTGTCCTCACTGTTAAACGCAACGCCGTTGCCCAACAGGTAAGAAACTTCCTGGTCTACAACAAATCCGAAAAACTTGCTGGCAATCTTGTGGTTTGCTGTGTACATATCGGGATGTGCTTTTCCTTCAAGGTCGTACACCATTTTTTCATAGCGGTTGATTGTGGGATTTTCGCCCCAATAGTACAGCTTTGCGTCCAGCATGTCCCGCGTCTTTTTCTGGCCTTTAAAATCGTTGATGGTGTCAAACACAAACCCCATGCGGGAACGTTCATCTTCACCGACCGCCACAAAGTCTTGATATGTTCTGATTTTCCCTCACCGCCTATCTGTAAATGCTTTGATATTTCATTGCCGTATTGTCTCCGGCTTTGTTCGCTGTGCTTTCCATCCCATAACGCACTGCGTCAATGTGATGGTTGTTCAAATCCGGGTAGCCTTCCAGCACTTCCCCCGTCTTGCTGTCCCGCTCGTACTCGTACTCGCTAAATTCCTTTGCTGTGTCCGGGCATCGTTCCGGGTCAATAACAATCGCTTCCAGCATTTGCATCCACTTTGTGCCATAGCGAACCGATTTCGGTCCTTTTCGTGCAGGGAATGTTTTCACGCCGTACTTGTTATAGTCGGCAATGGATTTTGGCTCGGCGCTATCCGCGCAGACTTTATCCTCACGTGTCAGCCCTTTATCCAAAAGCAGTTGCGCCGTGTCTCTGTTGCTGGTTCTGCGCCGCGTTAGCTCGTCAAAGATGTATAGCGTGCGCCGCGCTGCATCATAGTGCATCGCATTGTATGCCCACGGATCTGGATACCAGCCCCAGTCCACGCCGCGCTTGATACGGTCAAAGCTGGAAATCTGTTCATCTGTGATTTTCTCAATGCGCAGATTCTCAAATACTGCCGTGCCGCTGCCGACAACCTCGCCAAGATACTCATGCCGGTATGCTGTTTCGTTTGTGCGCTCCAAGTATTCAGCATCGGCCAGGAACCGCTCTCCGAGCCATTCTGCGGGCGTTGTTTTATAGGTGGAATGATGTATCAGCTTTCCGTTGCGGGCTTTCAGCGCGTACCCATTTGCCCAGTTCCGCGCCATTGCAGGCGGGTTGAAGCTCTTGAACGTAATGAACCAGTCACCGCCGCGCAAGCAGGACTGCTCCACATTTCGGATTTGCTCTTCACCGTCAAACTGGTCTAGTTCTTCAAACCAGCAGATGCCAATATAACCAAACGGCACTTTGATTGACTTTACCTTGCCGGGGTCATCCATACCGAAAAAAAGCACCTTTTGTCCAGTTGGCAAATAGGTGCATTCCATAGGGGAGACCGTGCAACGAAAACGATCGTGCAAACCAAGCTCATTGATTGCCCAGACAATCTGCGCATAAACGCTTGTGCGCAGTGTGTTGCCGATTTTGCGGAACACTGCTGCATGGCATTGCGGATGTGCTCTCAGCTGCAAAATGACTTCAACGCCAATGAAGCTTGACTTTGTGCTGCCACGTCCGCCTTTTGCCACAAACTCTTGAACTTTACCATCTTCAATATCCCAGAACGGCTTATAAAATGCTGGCGAAATAATATCCTTGATATGTTTATTCTCTTGGCACATCATAAATAATATTCACCGTTCCCGCGCTCTCTTGCTTCGGTTTGTCATCCCATCCAAAATTTGCCCGCAAACTGAACTGTGCGCCGCCGGAGCCGTCTTTGTCGTATAATCTTTCTTCGGCGTACTGTTCGCACTGAGCCTTTGCACGCGTAATCGTGTCAACGAACTCTGGTTTGTTTTGGTAATTCAAAAGCGCTTGCCTTGATGTGAACCCAAGTGCAAGCGCCAATCCTGTCACAGTAGGCGGCTTTTTATCGTCATAGATGATATAGCCGTTTTTATTTCGCATCGGTTCTCCGTCATCGCCTAAGAACGGCTTCCCTTTGCAGGCTTCAAAGTAGGCATCAATCTTTTCTTGCATTGCCTTTACACTTCTGTATTTGGGTGGTGCGCCCCCCGGATTTTTTCTTGATGCCACTTTATCACCTCGCTTTACAACACAAAAAGCCCACACAATTTGTGTAGGCTTATATCCCCCAAAACCCCTTTGCGCCGGAGGAAAAGCGCGTTCCCGCCCTGTCGGTTTATGCTGTGCCGACCTCACCCGTTGCGGTGAGCAAATCCGCAACGCTTTTGTACAGTCAGAATTTAACGTGCCTGCTGTCCACACGCTTTTTTGATTTCCTTCATTTGTACCCAGCCCTGGTTTGCGGCATCCGGCGGCATTTATACCCGCGCACCGATTCGCGGTTCTGTGCTTTCACCAACAGCAGGATTTGAACCTACAACTAAACCAGCAGCTATGCTGTCATGAGGCCCGACTTTACCAGTTAAGCTATATTGGCATATAAGGCGCGGCAGTTGCGCGTGTTGCACGGTGTGCAAGTCATAGGCAAGTTAATATTTAACGTATTACCGCGTTATATTTTAAAACCTGCCACGAAATTGCACGTTTTCGCAAGTTGCGTGCACCAGAGGCTTGCCGCGATCTGTTCACTCTACAGGCTCGTATGTCTTTTCAAAAATATCCGGCTTGCACGGATACTGTTCACCGTTCGCACCAGTGATAATCCAGTCACCGGAGGCAGCGTGCATAACGCCTTCCAGCGTAAAAATATCAATTTCTTCCCACGTCTGGTACGCTTCAATGACAACCGGCTTTTTCCTGAAATACATAGGCGTCACATCCTGCTTGCTTTTTGGCCCTTCCTCTTTTTTCTTGGCTTCTTCCTCTTCCTCGCGGCGGTGTCTGGAAATCGTGTTCTGCATATGGATTGCGCCAACGATAGCGCCGACAGGAATATACGGCATAGGTCTCCGTCCTTTCTCTCCGACATAAATGTCGGGAACATCTAAAAAATAAGGCTCGTGCTTTCTGCCTCGCAAGTTTCTTTGGCAAGCCATACCAGCATAAGCCTGTTCAGAACCCGCCACATGGTACGCACCGTTAGTAGGCGCATGGCGGTTGCCTAACGGGGAACACAATTGCCGCGTCCGGCCCTGCTACCTTTGCCCGTATCATCGGCCTTGGTACTGCACATAGGTCTTGCACCTTTGCCACGTCGTGCGCGGCGCCCCTACCAAATACTTGTCTAAATCTTGTATGGATAACAATCCGGTGTTTGGTCGGCTATGCAGCATATAAAATGCCGGTCTTTCCCGGCTGCCAGCTATGAGAATAGGAGAATTGAAATGGTAAAGAAAAGAGGTTTTAGCAATGTCGTAGGCTGTCCCGTTCCTACATCATCCAGCATATCTATGTTACCACTTGACAACGTCCCCACAGTTACCCTTTTTTCTTGTCCAAAAGCCAGAAAAATTTTCTTCTGCTTTCGTAAAACTGCCGTCTGCCGCAATACACAGGCTGGTATTCGTAAGCCGTTCCCTCTGTTACGTTTTTCAACAGAGCACACCAGTTTAAAGGGTCTGCTTCTCTTGCCGCGTCCTCAATGATTCGGACATCTGTGCTTAACTTTAGCGCTCTGTCCGCCTTTCTAGCTGTTGGGTCTGACTTTCCGTTTCCGTGCGGCAACCCGTCATTTGAAACAGCATCAAGCCCTCTTGCACTAGCAATTTCCAACCGCATTTCAGCGTATCTTTTGCAAAAGTGCTTTAATTCAAGGTATCTTTCTTTTGAAATTCCATATTCATCTAGGTTGAGCGGTCTTTCTCTCATTCTTGCTCCTTTCTTCCAGTTTCATGCAGCGCGGCAGCGTGCAAATATTGCCATTCTTCCACTCGCATGTCGCGCAAAGATGTTCGCGGGCGTATTCATCAACTAGTTACTGTTTTGTCATGGGGTCACCTCCGTGGATTCGGGGAGCGGCAGTTCTGTCCATTTGAGGACTTTTGTGCTAGTTCCACGCGTAGGCTCACCGCCCCATTGACCATTGAAAAAATGTCCACGATCAATTGTACGGTACATGCAGTAGTAGTTGCCATAACGGAAGTATTCGTAGTAACACAGGTATTCTCCGTTTTCTTTGGGCGGGTCATTCTGTGCATCGTGCCAAACGATCGTTTTATACTCCTCTTTATATGGTTTAACCTGATATACAGCAGCAAGAGCATCAAGAACCCGCGCGCCAACTGGTGTATTTGATTTAAAAGGCAAATGCTCGCTAATGCACCTCTGTCTGATTGCTTTTAACGCATCGCCGCGCAAAATCAAATCATTGTTGTCATATTCTCCATTTATCATTTTATCTTTTGCCTTTTGGATAGCTTCAGCAATCCTATCTCCATCAAGTACAATGTTTTTCATCTGTGTTCACCATCCTTGCACCGCAGAACATACAATACTTCATACGGCTTGCGCTTGTTCTCCACTCTGTCTCGTGACAAGCGGAACACTCGTATTCGTTTTCTCCGCAAACATATCCTCGTTTTATCCAATGCGCTGTAGGCCGTATCGCGTCCGGGTTGTCTGCCAATTTCTGCAACTCATTCAGGTCTTCAAGTATACCTTCAACGTCACACGCATCGCACTCTTTTGTTATGTCCGTACACATGCCGCAGGCATCGCTGTATTTCGTGATTTTATCGCGGATTGCTTCTTGTAGTTGTGTCATTCTGATACCTCATGCGCCGTAGATCGCAGGGATTCGGGGTCGATGGTTGGCATGATATCAATTTCGTAAACTACAACCGCATCAAACTCGCCGCATTCCGGCGCGTCGGGAAAACCCACCTTCACGGTGCGTTTCTTTAATTCATCTGCATCAATCAGCCGCATTGGTATGACTCCCTTTCCATTTTTAACGCTTCTTCGCGTAATTCTCCAAAGCCGTATTCGTCATAGCTATCCATGCGTGAAGTGATTGCGTCGCAAGTCTTGCACAAATAATAAGACTCAGCAGTTCCGCCGTCTGCGTAGGCCATCGATGCCATTCTTGCAGGTGACAAAATGTTTCTACCACAGCCAAAACAAATGTGCGGTTTTCTGGTCGTGACATATTTATGTCTTAAAATGGTGCTCATTCTGCTACCTCTTCTACATATGCCATGTTCTGGCGCAGATTGAGCGATTTCGGATCGAGAATACAAGCCGGGGCGACAGCAAGACCGAGGTCCGCAGCGTTGATGTTCAGACGACCCTTCGTGTACACACAGCAAACGTAGTCCGCGATGCCCGTGGCGAAAGCCTTGTCGCCGCAATACAACGGTGTGGCAGTCCAAATCCAATTGCCGTAGTGCGGGATGTAGTCACGGTACTTGCGGTACTCATCGCAGGTGATGATGAAAACGGGGTCTGCCACAGCACCATAGGAGCGGTCTCCGTTGTCTGCAACAAGGTCAACTGTGTGTAACAGCAGACTTTTTCTCTCGAAAACAGCGTTCGCCATATCAGATAGAATTCCACGCACATTACTTGTGCGGTAGTTATTCCAGTTGCCTTTTTCATCGGCAAATTTATCACTTGGGCAGAATTTTACATCTTCTGCCCACGGTTTTGCCATAATAGCCAGCACGCCGCCGTCAGGGTGGTTTGGGTCAAGGCAGACCCACTCAAAATTCTTGAACATAAAGTGTTCGCCGGGGCGTAAGGTTGTAATATCAGTCATTGTCGGTTACCTCCGCGAGCCAGTATTTGCGGTAGCAGTCGTCGCAGCCTTTTCCATTTGTGCATCCAATGCTTTCATCAATGTCGCAAGGGCGAATACACAAAATTCCATCATCTTCATCTATTACTGCATTCGGGAACATCTTCAAAAACTCACTCTGGCGGGTCTTGACGGGATGGGTGTCGCTCCACTTTTCAACGATGTTGTACGTTTTTTTAAATCTTTCTGGGTGGTTTATGTTTACATTTTCGGGAAAGGCGCATCTCATGTTAATAAACGGGCAATCTGTTCTACACGCGGATTTCTGCGGTAGTCTGTATGCGTCACACAGTCTGCTATACTCTTTCACAAAATCTTGCGGTTTCATCTGGCATCCTCCTTATCTAAGCCGCGCTGGACGTACTCGCCGTAGCTGATGTCCAGCGCGGCGGCTTCTCTTACTCATTGTTCAATGGATTTGATGCGGGGTTTCAGTACTGCCTTTTTATCCGGCTTCTTTGCCTGCATGGCGGAAATAACGCCTTGCTGCTGCGCTTTCTTCTTTTCGTAGTTCAGCTTTGCCTTTTGCCTCGCTTTTTCTTTTATGCAAGTATCGCAGAACCGCTTGCAGGGCTGCACGTCACACATCATCTTGCCGCATTTCTTGCAGAATTTAGAGACTGTCATAGCGGCTCCTCCGTCTTTTTGGCATCAATGCCGATGCCCTGTAGTGTTACCTGTGCCCAAAGGTCTGCAAGCTGGTCGTTGCGGTACTCATTGTATTTGTCGGCCACCGGACCGGTCATGTAATTCTGGATTTTAACCAATGTCCGGCGGGATAAACCTGCCTGATAACAGGCCAGCAAGCAAAGATATGTTGCCCTTGTGGCAATGTCGTTGCGCTCTTTCATTACCGCTTCATAGGCGCGTGATTGAATGTCCTTGATTTTTTCTTCGGCATATTCGTCAACGGCTTTCTGCAATGCCGGGGTAGGGTGTAATCTTGCTTTCACGTCTTTCAACTCTTTCCTGTTTTGTATAATCCGTATTTTCTGACATCTCGGCGGATTTTGATTCCGCGCTCTGCATCTGCCGCGTCCGCTGCTGCATCTGCAAGCCGCTGTGCGCGGATTTTCTCAAACATGGCCGCATACTCGCCGTAGCGATTGCAAGCGCTGTGGCAGTGCGCATGGAGGTCTGGGCAGTCTTTACACGGGCTGTTCATCGTTCGGCATCTCCTCGATAAAAATTTCTGTGCGTGGATTGGCTTTGTCGTACATCACGCGGGAGCCGTCTACGCTGGCAATGATGGTGTTATTGTCGTCTGCAAGGATTTTGGCGGATACAAGCGTGTCATGGCAGGCTTCGAGCAAGTTCGTCAGATCTACGCGGCGGCGGGTTGGCATGTAGAACACCGTGGCGACGCGATAGCGTCCCGCCAGCGGGGCTTTCGGCTTTGGGGTGAGATACCACATGGCGGCCTGTTCGTACTTCTTGTACTGCCTGCTGGGGGAGATGAACGGCTTGCCGGTGCGGTGGTTGGTAAGTATCTGCTGTGAATTCTTCTTGGTAATAGGGGGCAGGGAGATTATGTATTTTTGTATCACGGTACAATCTCCTTTACTTTCGCGTAGTACTTCTCGCTGTACCAGATGTCCGGCAGGCGGAGATTTTGGGTAAAGCCCGCCTTTTTCAGTTCCTTTTCGGCAGCGCCAGCGGTGGTGTAGGTCTTGTGAGAGTGGCGGATGTCACCGGTAGAGCGGGAGTAAGTGATGATTTCAATGCGTTTCATCGGCACAAAGCGCCTCTTTCAGGTGCTTTTTCGCGGCTTCTACCAGCATATCTGCATCGTGCAGCTTTTCTTTGGCTTCATCCCGCATTTTCTTCGCATGTGAAAGCTCAACGCAGGCAAAATTAAATAAAAATCCTTTCTCACTCATAGTCTGCAACCTCTTTGAACCGTTGATAGGTTCCGTCAAATGTGATGGGCAGTTCTGCGCATTCTCCGCGCTTGTTTTTTGCGAGGATGAAGCAGTATTTTGTGCCGATGACCTGCCCGCTTTCATCACAGTTGTCTTTCTTGCCAAGCAGGATAACAGCATCGGCATCCTGCTCAATCTGGCCGGATTCCTTCAAATCGTGCATGGATGGTTTTTCATCTCCGCCGCGATTCAGCTGTGCAAGTGCAACCACAAGCCGCCCGGTAGTCTGCGCCATCGTATGCAGCTGCATTGAGATGTTTGTGACGGTCTCGTATCGGCTAACGCCCTTGCAAGGAATCAGCTGCAAATAATCCACAATCACCACATCGGCATGTTTGGCGGCGGCTGTTGCCGAAATCCATGCCACGCTTTGTCCGCCTGCGTTTATAAGCCATAGCGGAAGCTGACTGACAGCTGCACATGCTTTGGCGTACTGCGCATCCTGCGCTGGCCGGCGCTTGAATACGATCTCATCCATCGGGATAAGCGCCCAGCAGGCCATCAGCTTATCGAACAAGCCTACCTGATCGGTTTCGTAGCTGAAAAAGCAGACATTTTTGCCGGCTTTGGCAAATTGCAAGGCCATCTGCAAGCCCAGTGCCGTTTTACCGGCAGACGGCCTGCCGCCCACAACAACCATCTGGCCGGGCAAGATAGAGCATTTTCTATCCAACGGTCCCAACATAGTTTTGAAGCTGCGGTCTGTCTTGTCGTTTTGGTCCATTAGCCAACGTCCTGCCGTTTCCGATATGCTCATGCAGCGGTTATCCACCGAATCATCTGTAAGGACGCTGGCAAGCTCTGTAAACGTTTCGCGCAGCTGGTCGATACTTTTCCCGTCCTCTGCCAAAGAAAGCCCCAGAAGCGCCGCTTTGCGGCGTATGGCGTTATCCTTGACGGCTTTGACGAATTTACGGTAGCCGGATATAGGCGGCATGATCTCTGCGCAGTACATCACGGTATCCTTGCTGCGCAAGAGAATAACATCGTCTTCGCTGTAGTAGCCGCGCGATGTGTACAGGTCGCGGATTTCAGCAAAGGCAGCCTTGCAAGCGCCGTCGGCAAAATCATCCTCACTCAAGTGGTCGATGCAGTACAGGATGGTTTTAGAATCCAGTGCCATGATGCCGACAATGCATTGTTCTGGTGTTGCTTGTGTTGCTATCATCAATACCACCCCGATTCTGTTTTGGGCTGCGGTGCGCTTTGCTTACGGGAACGCTCCCAGGTGCGTACTGCTGCTTTCCAGTTTTTCATTGGGTTCTTGCCTACCTTCCAGCCCTTGCTTGTGTAGAAGTCGCAAAACTCGCTGCCATCAATGCCGTTGTTTCGTTCCCGGCAATAGGTATTGACTTCTTCCGGCGTAGGGGGGACAAACCGCTTTGGAACGGACACACCCTCGTCCCCCTGTGGGGGATTATAGGGGGTATATTCTTTACTTCTTACCTTCTTAGTATTAGAGAAGTGGTTGCTAAGTGGTTGCTCGTTGGTTGCTTGTTGGTTGCTGTTCTGGTTGGCCACTTGGTAATCAGAGTAGTTTTTTACCGTAAATACGGTATATTTGCCCTCTTTTGATGTGGTTACTTCACTGGTTGAAATTAGCTTGGAAATTGCAGTGCGGATTTGTTGGCGTGATAAACCGGTCTGCTTGCTGATTTCTGAGACAGTCGCAACGACCTGACCGCGCTCCAAAGCAATGCCGCGATACGCTTTATCCTCATAGCTGGCAATCAGCAGCAGGTGAATAAACACGTCCTTTGTTGGGCCGTCATCATACCAGCCCCATTCGAGCATTTTTCTGTACAGCTTGATGAAGCCCTCATTTGCCATTTTTCAACACTCCATGTAATACTCGGCATAGCTGACTTTTTCGCCGTAGCGGTTTTTGCTGCTTGCCGTTCGCTTTTGGATGGGTACGCCGCGCTTTTTCAGATCATTGATGCGGGAAGCAAGGCGGTAGATTCCGTACTCCTGCATGGCCTGTGCAGCGGTCAAGCTGCCGCCGCTCTCTAAGTGGCGAAGGATTCTGTCACATTGTGTCACGGTGCATCACCTGTCTTTCTTTCAAAAATTAAAAGGGAAGGTCGTCCTCGTCATCGTCAATCGGGGCGTAGTCTGCATCGGGTTCGCCATGCGTGCGCTGTGATGGGGCTGCGGGGCGCTGTGCGGCGTTCTGTGGGGCGGGGCTGGTACTTTCCTTACTTCCACAGAAATTCACGTTCTGGGCCACGATTTCGGTCGCTGTGCGGTCCTGGCCGTTCTTGTCCTGATACTGGCGGGTCTGTAAGCGGCCATCAATGGCGATCAGCGCACCTTTGGGGAAGTATTTGCAGACAAACTCTGCGGTTTTGCCCCAGGCAGTAACGTCCAGCCAGTTGGTCTGGCTCTGGCCGCTGGCATCCTTATAGCCGGAATCGTTGGCGATGCGGAAGGAACAGACGGACTTGCCGCTGCTCGTGGCTTTGAGTTCCGGCGATGCGGCGAGTCTTCCGATGATAGCAACAACATTAAGCATAACTTTCTACCTTCTTTTTGTGATAATATGTGGTTTTATCGATGCCGGCCATTTTGCAGGCCTCAGTTACGGTAACTCCAGATTTTATAAGATTGTCAATCTCTGATAAATCAACGCTTTTGTAACGCGGGTGATTTAACCTTGTTTTCAAACGTTCTTTAGCAGCCTTTGAAATCTTACTTTTTCTTTCGTCAGAGAATTTTTTACCAGAGTTGTGAAGAATTGTGTGCGCAGACGTAGACAGCATACACAAATTCTCGATTCGGTTATCGTCCTTTTTGCCATTAATGTGATGGATGCAATAGCCTTTTGGAATTTCAACCCCGGTTTCCTTTTCAAAGATATAAATGTGTTCGAGTACCATCCCATTTTTGTCAGCACGGTGAAAATCCGGGGCATAAATAATCTTGTAGCCTTTTGCTGTATATCTCGGGGCGTGGTTAAAATCCCTTTTACGTTGACCAGCAGAACGATTGGCGCTAATGGAATGTGCAGAACGTTTTAAGCCTATTTTTCTGGCTTTTTTGCAAATTCCAAGGAGAGTGCGGTTCGGGAACATCTTGACAAGTTCTTCATTTGTGCACGAGCTATAATACTTCTTTAGGTTTGTAAGCTCATCCTCTTCCCAAGATGGGTCTTTCATAGATTAGTCCTCCGTAATATCGAGATAGTTTTTGTAAAAGCGGCGGCGAAAGTCAGACACCGTCCAGTGATAGTAGGCCATTGCATGGCGTTGGCCATCTTGTTCAAGCCACAGCCGCGTAGCGGCACAGTTATGTACAGCGTCAGGCGCGTTTCTATGGCAATCTGCACACAGAGGAACCCAAAGCCCGTATTGCTTGCTTTTATCGCGGCGGCCATTGTATTTGCTCCCGCTTCCAAAAAAGATTTCATGGCGCTCGGTCGGTTTCCATTGCTGGCATTTGTAACATTTAAACCCATCGATTGGCATAATAGATGGCGCATAACCGTTTCGGTCAAGCTGAACGCCGTATTCATTGCGTGTCGGTCGGCGCATCGTCTGTCAGTCCTTTCAGTTTTGCGATTTCTTCCGGGGTCATGGTGGGAATGCCCTGCTGTTGGCATTCCTGCACAATCAGCTCAATCAGGCGGTGCATCTGGGATGTATCAAACACGCTGGAACCGTACCAGCATTGCAGGGTGTAGAACGCGCCCTGCGGGGTTGCCATTTCGTCCAACTTATGCACCTGCCAGCCATCGCCTTTCGCTTCCCAGCCGACCTTAAACGCCTTAGCGGCGGGGGCTGAAATGGTGATAATAGCAGAGCTGCCTCCGATGTCGCGTATAAAATCGCGGTAGATGTCCAGTACAGGGCGGTTGATTTTGGCGGCAAGCTGATTCATGAGCGTCCAAGCATAAGAGTTGGCAGACAGGCTGCGCTTTTGCGTGGCCGTGCCGATGACGGCGGCAAGGGGCTTGTTTTCGTCGATGACAGCGCGGACTTTATCGCAATCAGCCGGGGAACATTCCAGCGTGATTGTGTTGCCGATAACAACGGCCTGTTTGATGGAGATTTGTTGCTTCATTTTCTGTGTTCAAACTCCTTTGCAACGCTGCGCCAATCATCATCGGTGAAGTCCTTAAACAACTTGCCAATAAAGGTCTTTGCTTCTGTTTGGACTGTCTTTTTGTCCTTACCAGTTCGCTGTGCATATCCTGCCAGCGCAGTTGTTGCCATGTCCTTTACGACATGTGTGGTAACTTCTGGCGATGCTGTGACAGGCTGCGGTTCTTCTTCATATCGCTCTTTAAATTCATCTGCTTCACTGTCGGAATAGATGCCGTCAAACGCAAGTTTGCAGATTTTTAAAACAACACGGTCAAACAAACGTTTGTATGCCATTGCATAAGGGTACGCATTCTTGCAATTTTGAGCGGATGCCTCGCCGACCTCGTATAAGCCTTGTTCCCTGTTGACATAAGTAAAGACAAGAGAGTTTCCGTATCCGGTTTTGTCAACGGAAACGCAATCCGGATTAAACTTGTCTTTTTCTGGAAGATTGTCATTTATTTTCAGACAAGCATTGTGGCTTATTATCAAGCCCGTGTACATCATCTTCCCGTAGTTAGTTTCGTTCTTAAGAATCCAAAAATCGGATTCCTTGAGATATTTTCGTTCTTCGAGAGCCTTTAATGCTTTGTCTCGGCTGGCAATATATTTGGAGCTCTGAGTCACTGGAATTTCTTGTCGTGATTTGAGCGAACGCTCATATTCCTTCTCGCCAAACATCAGATAGCTTCTCCTTCCGGGTCGGGGGTGGTAAGGTTGATGCGGTAGCATTCTGCCGGGCAGGTGTGCTCCAGCGGTACAGGGCGGACAACGGGGACCTCGATTTTCAGCCCTGCGTAAGGGGTATTAAGGGATACGTAACGCTTCTTCGACGTGCCATAAACGCGGCTGCCGGTAAAGGATGCGATGGCGTACAGGTCGTTGGGGTAGTAGGCGGAAACGATGCCGTTGTTGTTGCATGCAAAAAACCGTGCATCGGGCTGTTTAAGTGCCTTTGCGGCTGCCGCAGCAGCGGAAAGCTGTTCAAATAAATTCATTGGGTTCCTCCTGTTCGTTCTGCCATTCCCAAGCATTGACTTCTATAATGCAGTTATCGCAGCCGAAAATCTCATTGCCCTGACGGTACAGGGTTTCACATTCATCGCCGCAAATTGGGCAGATGGGGCGGTTATCATCAGATGGTGGAAATGGATTGAAACGGGCTACAAATTTATTCATCGTCTGTCACCTCAACAAATTCACCGTTTTCAAGGCGATAGAATGTATTCGCTTTGATAGTTTCTCCATCCACGCGGCGGCACTGAACGTCTGTGCGACGCCATTCATCATTTACTTTTTTCCACTCGGCAAGGACAAGCCAGCAACCAAGTGAGCCTTTTGCTTTTCCTTTAATTCCCAGCGACGATGCAACGCCATCTTTGCCAGCGTTGGTGGCTGCCGAACAGTAGCCGGTATTGGTGGCTGCCGAGCAGTTGCCGGTGTTGGTGGCTGCCGAGCGGTTGCCGGTGTTGGTGGCTGCCGAACAGTAGCCGGTATTGGTGGCTGCCGAGCGGTCGCCGGTGTTGGTGGCTGCCGAGCAGTTGCCGGTGTTGGTGGCTGCCGAACAGTAGCCGGTATTGGTGGCTACCGAGCAGTTGCCGGTGTTGGTGGCTGCCGAGCGGTTGCCGGTGTTGGTGGCTGCCGAACAGTAGCCGGTATTGGTG